CTACATTCCTTTAGATGGGAAGTTAGTATTAGAAACAAGTGATTCTGTTATTGCAGAAGCAGGTGCTAATAGCACATTAAAAGTTCTTCTTTCTGTATTGGAGACTGCAAATGCCTAGACTATTAAGTCAAATTAATGGTTCTGGACAAGTTGGTATTGCTAGTGATGGAACCAGCCTTGGTAACATGAGTGAACTAAACTTTCAAAGCAATAGAGTTAAATTGAGTGCAACTGGTATTGCTACTGTTACATCAGACCCATTAACAATCATAGGACTATGAAAAACTTTTCTCAATTCATAGGAGAAGCAAAGGAAGCAAAAACCTGTCCTGATGGCAAGTATTGGTGTTTCCAAGATAAGAAATGTAAGAAGATCCCTCGTGGATATCATGTAGGTAGAAGTGGATATTTAGCACATGATCATGACGACACTACTAAAAAAAATGGAAATGGATCAAACGGCACTGGAAATGGTAACGGAAATGGAAATGGGAATGGTGGGTCGAATGGGAATGGTGGTGGAAATGGTTCTGGGAACGGAGGCGGTGGAGGAGGAGAATAAATAGATTAACCTTATTATGTAACAAATGGCACAACAAAAACTTAAATTTACTATTCGCCAAGATGGTACTGTAACTGAAGAAGTTATTGGTATCGTTGGCGATAGTTGTCAGGAATTGACTAAACAAATTGAGGAAGCACTGGGAGAAGTTTCTTATAAAGAAAAGAAACCAGAGTATTACCTTGCCCAACCTATAGAAAATTTTTGGAAAAACACAACCGATGTCACACTTCAGCACGATCAAGACTAAATTGAGAGAAAAGGAAATTCTCTTAAAAGCATTATTAACATTAGGACTTCCTGTGGATGTTAATCAGGAACTAGAAAATCCTGTTGGACATGACCATGAGAAAGTGATGTGTGACATTACTTTGGGAACTGACATTGGATTTCGTTTGAATAAACAAACAAAAAATTATGAATTGGTAACTGATATTCAAACATGGAAGCATTCCACTCCACCTCAAAGAATGATTGAAAAAATCACTCAAGAATATGCTATAGAACTAATAGCAAGAGAAATTAAAAAGAAAGGATTTGAGATAGAAACCCAAAAAAGAAATGTAGATAATAATGTAGAATTAGTTGCAACACGTTGGGTCTGATAAATATCATTGGAGACCTGTGTTCTACAAATGACATTAACTATTAATCTTCCACTGAATATAGAAGTTCCAGACACCCCAACAAAGTTTAAGTTGGGTCTCATGTTTAGAGAAAGTTTGGAAGAAGATAGTGGAATGCTTTTTATATTTGAAGAAGTTGGACAAAGATTCTTTCATATGAAAGATACTAAAATCCCCTTGGATATAGCATTTGTCAAAGAAGATGGGACAGTAGAAAGTATAAAGGAATTAAACCCATACAATCTTCTTCCAGTACCATCTGAAGGAGATGTTCTTTATGCATTAGAAGTTAATAGAGGATGGTTTGCTGAACATAACGTAAAAGTAGGTGATAAGGTAATAGATAATCAAGTGAATGAAGATATAGACACTTCTGATTGGAAGGATGAATTCAAACCAACAGATTATGAGTTTACTGATATTATTAAACCAGAACCAATGGTTTCTCCAAAGTCATCCGTTGAATGGGAAGATTTAGGAGAAGCAAAAAAACTTCCTATAAAAAGGAATGGTCAGATTGTAGATACATATTTGAGATGGAGAGGTAATAACTACATGTTACAGATGTTCTTCCCTCATATAAAGAAACCTTCTAGGAAGGAAGTTCTTACTCAACTCCAGAAAGTGTATCCTGGATGTAAACTTTGGAATTATGAGATTTCAGATTACAAACCAGGAGATCCATTAATACAAGTACCTGAATAAAATTATGTCTCTTGAAGAAGTATATCTTGGCAATCCCCTCCTAAAGAAAGCCAATGTACAACAAGAATTTACTAAAGAGCAGATTCTTGAATTTATGGCATGTAAGAATGATCCTGTTTATTTTGCGAAAAATCACGTAAAGATTGTTAGTTTGGATGAAGGTCTTGTTCCTTTCCGACCTTATGATTTCCAAGAAAAATTAATACAAAACTTCCACGATAATAGATTTAATATCTGTAAGATGCCTCGACAGACTGGTAAGTCTACAACGTCGGTATCATACTTATTACATTATGCTGTGTTTAACGATAATGTAAATATTGGTATTCTTGCTAACAAGGCAGCAACTGCCAGAGACTTACTGGGTAGATTGCAGACTGCATATGAGAACTTACCCAAATGGATGCAGCAAGGAATTATATCATGGAATAAAGGTTCACTGGAGTTAGAAAATGGTAGTAAAATCTTGGCAGCTTCCACTAGTGCTAGTGCTGTTCGGGGTATGTCTTTCAACATCCTTTTCTTGGATGAGTTTGCTTTTGTTCCCAATCACATCGCTGACTCTTTCTTTGCTTCTGTTTATCCTACTATTACTTCTGGTAAAAGCACAAAAGTAATCATGGTTTCAACCCCTCACGGGATGAACCATTTCTATAGGTATTGGCATGATGCCGAAAGAGGAAAGAATGAGTATATACCAACTGATGTTCATTGGTCAGAAGTTCCTGGTAGAGATGATGTTTGGAAAGAACAGACCATTGCTAACACTTCTGAACAACAGTTTAAGATTGAGTTTGAGTGTGAGTTTCTAGGATCTGTTGATACTCTTATTGCTCCTAGTAAGTTAAGGAACATGGTATACCAGACACCAGAAACAACAAGTGCTGGTTTGGATATGTATGTCCCACCACAAAAAGATCATGATTATGTTATAGCAGTTGACGTTGCACGAGGAGTTGGAAAGGATTACTCTGCATTTGTAGTTGTTGATATTACAGAGTTCCCTCATTCTGTAGTTGCAAAGTATAGGAATAATGATATTAAACCAATGCTTTTTCCTACTGTCATAAATGATGTTGGAACAAGTTATAATGATGCATTCGTATTATGTGAAGTAAATGATGTAGGAGATCAGGTTGCTGCTATATTAAATTATGATTTAGAATATAAGAATCTTCTTATGTGTTCTATGAGAGGAAGAGCAGGACAAGTTGTTGGTCAGGGATTCTCTGGTAAGAAAACTCAACTTGGTCTTAAGATGTCAAAGACAGTTAAGAAGGTAGGTTCTCTTAACTTGAAAACTTTAATAGAATCTGATAAACTACTTTCATGTGATTATGATATAATGAGTGAGTTGACAACCTTTATCCAGAAGGGTAACTCATTTGAGGCAGAAGAAGGTTGTAATGATGACCTTGCTATGTGTCTCGTCATATATGCATGGTTAGTTGCTCAAGATTACTTTAAGGAACTTACTGATCAAGATGTAAGGAAAAGATTGTATGATGAGCAGAAAAATCAGATAGAACAAGACATGGCTCCATTTGGATTCATGTCAGATGGATTGGATGATACTAGTTTTGTAGATGATCAAGGAGATAGATGGCATACTGATGAATATGGAGATCGTTCTTACATGTGGGAGTATATGTAATGGAATTAACAGAAGAAAACGTACTCAAAGTGTTAGAGGAACTTATTCCTTATATCGAAGCAGATGGTGGATACCTTCAACTTTACGATATAGAACATGAAACAGGATACGTTAAAGTAAAATTAGGTGGTGCATGTGAGACATGTGCTATGAGTACCATGACTTTGAAA